ACCTTGTTCATCTAACTCCCATTTATTTATTATCCATCCATTAGTCTGTAAAAAAGTTTTTACCGTTCCTAATAGATCGTGCATATCTGTATATGTTCCACTTTGATAAATCATTTTTTTACTCCAAACGTAGAGCCCAAAAATTCTGAGGATAAGTACGAAGACAATTCTGAAAAACTTTATAAGTTTTCCCTCCATAAATTATATCGTCTTCAGTAATAACTCGATCACCCCAAACAGTAAAGACTCCATCTAATTCTCCAAAGATATTTTTATATGGAAGTGAAGCCATTAAGATAAGCGGAAACAAAGGATAAGTTCCATCTATGTTTCTCTCACACGACCATTTTAATTCATTCGGCCAAGAAGAACTGGATGAATATTTTGAATATAATCCTGGCCAAACATTATTTGTTCTTTCAACGCCACTTTGATTATTTCGACTATCATCCATCCTATGATTACCAAATGAAATCCATACACCGTGAAGCAATTTTAATGAACTCTTAGCATCATAAGCTGCATCATAAACATAAGGATCTACAAAACCTCTGTGATTATAATAAGTATTAGAAGAAGATAAATACTCATCAGCTCGATAAGCTGCTGAACCTCCAATAACTAACGGATAAGGAAGAGTATTAGGAGTTCCATACGGAAGAATAAGTCCTAAATAGAATGGAGCATAAGTAGTCCCTACTTTTATACATCCAGTCACTCTACGGCCATTAGCTACAAACCAATATTGACAGGGAGTGGTATCGAGTAAGACCAATGGAAGATTTTTCCAATCCATAGATATTGATCCCGGCTGTTCATAATAAGTCTGGGCTCCATTATAACCTGTAAATCCATTCAGCATCCAAATATAATATGGATCTCCCAGATAATCTCCGTGAGCAGTTTTTATTCCTACATAATATTCGTCGTTAACATCACCTTCACTTCCTGGAGCCATTAAGATTAATTCTTTATCCCCACCTGCATCCACATCTCTTTTTACCGTCCATTTTTCTTCTCCCATCACTTTAGTAACAGTAAATTCAAAATCATCATCCACAACAAAATCAGGAGTTCCATCGTTGATAGTGAAAGCCACAATACCATTATCGTATGGAGTTCCAACAGTCGCAGTTGATTTTGTTCCACTCACACTCCCTATAACTGAGAATGTTCCCGTCGCTCCTCCTACTGTGCAGGTTAAAGTCCAAGTTTCTGTGGGAGCATCATCATCTGCAGATACTCCAGTTACATCTCCACCTCCAGTATTTGCAGGAGCAGGATCTGAGACTGAAGATATCGAATTAGCTTTTATAACAAAGTCTCTCAATGCTTCAAGGACACCAATATAACCGTTTGAACTTATTGTTCCTGTCTCATAAGCCATTAGTAACTCACCTCACTGAATACTTCTGGATTTCGCCGCATAATATTTATAACGGCTCTCTCTCCATTTCCACCTGAAAGGTAATCTTCAAAAAGTGATTCATCGAGAATATTATACATCTTAATAATATTTGAAGTTCCAACTCCCTCTGCACGAACACCGAGATTTCCACTTTTGTCTCTTGTCAATGGCATTACTGCTTCTGGCTTTTTCTCAGCCATAATTCCCATTCCATTCGCCATAGGAAATATAGTCGGCTTATATACGACATCTCCTTTGCCGAAAGCTGTGACTTGTCCTGAATTAAAAACGGCTCCTTTCTCTCCCATAAAAAGAGATGTCACAAAACTTGTCGCCCACTGTTTTATCGGTTGAGTAATCATTTGTTTATATAACGTTCTGAGAATATCTCTCCCTAAATTTTCTAATTGATCTTCAAGTGCATCTCCAAGATCTTTTGTTCCATCTAAAAGAGCTTCAAGTGGAGCTTCAACTAACTCACCTAAACTACCTACGACAATATCTGTGAGTTCTTTTATCTGTTGCATATCTCGTAGACTCTCGAGCTCTTCCATATATCTTTTTCTTAAATCTTCAGAAGCTTTAGCACCAAGATCTTTTGAAATTGCTTCGAGTTCTTGAAGTTTTATTGAACGTTCACGCTCTTCATTTGTAAGAAATAACAGCTCTTGCTCAAGTTGCACCTCTCTGATTAAACCTTCCGCTTTCTCTCTCGTATTTTCTATTGCTTCTATTTCTTTCTGTCTTGCTTTTATTGCTTCTTCCGTCTCTCCTACACCATCAACACCTAAATCTACGACAGGCATAGGAGCAACATCAAAACCTTCTTCATATTGTTTAGCGAGTCTATCAAGCGTATTCTCAATATCTTTATAAGTTTTATTTACTTTTCCAACTGCTTCATCTGTGTCTAACATTAAATTAACGAATTCTCTATTCGCTGCTGTCGGAGCCATCTTATGTTCGATTAAATATTGTGCAACATCTATAGAGCGATATATGTCTTTCCAAATCTCCTTCCAACCTATTGAAAGAAAAGCTAAATCATCTAAGACACGTCTGACTTCTGGAAGAAGACCTTTTCCTAAATCTCTTTTAATTGATTTCCATATCTCTGCATTTATTCTAAGTTGTTGTGCAGTCGTAGCTGCTGCCTTTTGATAATTTATTTCTGATAATCCTGTAGTCTCTAAGATTCCTTTATAATCATTTATCAAAGCAGTTAAACTTTTACGAGCAGAAGCAACTCCAAGTAGAGCTCTAACATTTGGAAATATTATAGCAATCTCTTCAGCAGTTGCATTTTTTAATAATTCTAAAGCTCCTGTTAGTTCTATTGTTCGAAGAGTTGCTGTATTCAATGCAAGACCAAATTTATCTTTTGCTAATTTCGCAGCTTCATCTGTTGGTTTCATAAATCCAGTTATGATTCCTTTCAATGCTGTCATTGCCATATTAGCATCAATACCACTACGAGTCATTGTAGCTATTGCAGCAGAAGCTTGTTCAAAAGATAATCCAGCAGCAGCAGCGATTGATACAACGTGACCTATCGTACCTGCTAATTCTTCGAAAGTAATTTTTCCACGTTTTACAGTCGCAGATAAAATATCACTGATCCTTGCAGCATCCGCAGCATTCAATCCATAAGCATTTATAATCGTAGTTAGAGCATCTACTGCGGTTGCTGTACTTACAAAACCTCCAATCGCAGTTCTCGCAGAAACTTCAAGAAAATCAAGTGCATCGCTGGCTTTAATACTCGCAGATAAAATATCATACAAACCTTTTGAAAGAGTCGCAGTTGATTGACCGTATTTTATAGCTAACTTTGTAAGTTCAGTTTCATATCCAGGAAGATAAGCCATTGTCTGCTCATCAAGCATCGTAGAAACATTAGCTAATTCCATTTCAAATGCTACTATTTCTTTTACAGCACTTTGAGCAAATCTTAATCCTTTATAAGCTACGGCAAGACTAATAAGACCAGTCGCGACATTTTTTATTTGACCACCAAAAGAAGAAAAAGATTTGGTATTACTTTTTACACTTCTATCTATATCCTTCCCACCACGTTTGATTTTCTTTACAGAAGAATCAAATTGTGCAGTTCCAGCTTTCGCTTTTCGAGCATTAATCGCAACGTCAAGAGTTGGCATTACTCGGCCTTAAAAGTTCTAAATGTTCAATATCTAAAATACGAACAAGATGTGCAATTTCTTGACGATAATTTAGATCAAAAATTCCATTTAGATTTAACCACGCTTCAATTTCTGAGAATCTTATCGGTTCTAATCCTGCTGATTTTAGAGCCAAAAAACCTTCCCAAACTACAAATAAATCCTTATACAAAGGAGGTGGAGTTTTCTTCACTCCAACGGCGTCTAACTTACTTTGGTATCGTCCCCAGTTGATTTGCCATTGGAGGAAGTCGACAAGTTTTTTTCGGCGTCCTTAACTAATTCTTTTTTGAAAAGCTCCATATTTTCAGAGGTTAGAATCACAAAAGTATAAAAATCGTGCAACTCAGGATCATTAAAAAATGCTAATGCCTGTTCTGGACTGTATTCAATTGGTTTTCCAGCATCATCTTCGATATTCTCCCAGCCAAGCAAGATAGTCTTAGCTCGAACTTGTTTTAACAACTCCTCAAGATCATCGAGCATCAATTTATCTTCTCGAAGTTCTTTTATTTGCTGAGGTTCAGTTAAGTCTCTTATCGATTTGCGATAAGCGGGATTCCTTGCCCTCGCTATTTTTAACCTAATCCCTTCTGCAAAATCAGTCCAAACTCCTTGTATTTCTTTTTGCGAATCCGTTTTGATTTTGTTGATATTAGCCATTTTAAGCCTCCACAAAAATTTATCTATTACTTTGTTAAAACCAGTCGTTTGGCTCTTAAACAGCGATAGCCGAGCTCTCAGCTCCCTCTGTATGAGCCAAACGACGTTATGTCAGTATTACAGCACCTACTCAAACAGTTCGGTTATGTAATGACTGGAAATCGTGTTATACGAATACTAATCTCTTCAGTTGGATTCATATATGCCTGCCATTCGAAAGTTCCTACAACATCTGTATTCAAGCCTCCAGCCGGTCTTGTTCCATCCGTGATTCTCATAGTAGGAATTTCGATTATGTATCCGTTACCAGCACCATCTGTCACACCGATAGATAATGAAGATGGCGTCTGGTCTAAATACTTATCAAAGAGCGTTGCATCCGGGAGATAAAGTTCCATAGAGCCAGTAATCAAAATGGAACCAGAACCAACACTGACAGCACCAAGAGTTCCTACTTGGAGTCTTGTCCGCAAATTGTTATTGATTGACATAGAGAGACTTAAAATCTTAGCCTCTTGCTTATTTTCAAAAATGTCATCAACGTGATTCGCTCCAGTCACAATCCTTGTAGTTGTCGCTTTGATATGACTGGTTCCTTGAGAAGCATCTTTAGTTACCTCTTTGGCTCCCGTGAGAGTGAAACTACCAGTGATACGGCCATCGGCTGGAATAGTGAGACTCATTTCGCCAAGACACATTCCTGTGAAAAGAGCGTAGACAATAGGATTTAGATCTACGTATTTTCTTTCAATATTCCAACTGGCAAGAGTTACTCCATTTAGAATCTGGGCTCCCATCTGCATAACAATAGTCTCACCGATACTTGTAGTCGCTAAAGTTCCGTGCGAAACAATAACTTTCAATGAGGTCACAGATGTAATTTTGAACCAGCCGTTATTCACTACAGATAAAGTTGGAAAACCGGAAACTCGAATCCATTGTTTTGCTGTCAAACCGCTAAAGTTATTAGTGATAACGAACTCATCTCCAACTTCCCAATCATCAACCGTATCACCAATAGTAAACTTGATAAATCCGTTATCGTAAGGAGTTCCGCAGGTCGCAGTTTCTTTTCCAGTAACCGTTCCACTTACAGAACCGACAACAGAAAATGTCGTATCTTTAACTGTGCAAATCATTGTCCAAGTTTCTGATGGAACAACAGTAGGAGGAGTTGCACCAGGAGCAGCGATAGCAGTTATATCTTCAGGTAATCCATCCCCTACACTTATTATCTGTACTGGAGTTAGTATTTCATTGAACGAATTATCGGTGACCAGACCGGTAATTGTTTTCCCTCTTGTAACACCGAACGCAAAATCATCACCTACGATAAAAGCTGAGAAAAAATGCCGGGAGGTCCTGCGGTCGTACAAGTAACCGTCCAGGTTTCCACAACAGCATCGTGGTCTGCAATTATTTCAGTTAGAGCACCTTCTCCTGTATTCGCAGGAGCCGGA